TACACTTTGTGACACCATTTAATGGCATCTAATCTCCAGTTATATGGCATACGTTTACCTTCAGTGCCATCATGTAATTTCATTTCTTCCCTATATTTTAACATGGGAGACAAATCATTTAGATTTTTAAATGTTATGTTATTTACTTTGGGAAACTCTTTAACTGTTTTCTTATCAAAATCATGATAATATGCAGTTAAATGTAAGTCATCAGATAAAAATTTATTAGCTGACTCAATCATTTTTTTAGCATAAGTTTTCCAACCTTTAACACTAAATGATGTTACAATATTTATAGTATCTTTACTCATATTAATAATTAATCCACTGAGTTGGTCTTCTTTCAGGAAGAGTATTTCTATATAAAAGTTTTTCATCCTCCCAGTCTTGGGCAAATCTTATGTTTTTATATTTACCACCAAACCAAGGACCACCTAAAGAAAAATGTATTGCTTTTACTTTTTCATCTAACTTTGATACACCAGGTATATGGTTCCAACCACTAGGTATATCTCCTATCTCACTATCTGAGGTCCATTTAAACTGATGTAGGTCTAAACCTTTCATGGTATTAACCTTATCAGAATCTAAATTTTTTACATCTTTGTGAGACATATTTAATAACATTAATGATGACCATAATTTTTTATCATAACCTAATTGTTTTTGATTATCCATCTTTGTATCTTCAGTTGGTTGCCAATCAAATTTAACACAAGCTGCTGCTTTATTAGGATGATGTTCTTCTACATATTTAAATAGTTTATCTACATCTTCAAGAAATAAAAAATCACAATCACAAAACATAATCCAATTCTTCATTTTGTTTTTCTTAGCTATATGTGGAGCTAAAAATCTAGTATGACTAAACTCAGTAGAAAAAGGTTTATCATCAATGACATCATATCTCTGACCTTCTCCATCTTCTCTCCACTCTCTAGTAAAGTCTCCATTTCTTCTTAGATTTGAAACCTCTAAATCTATAACTGTTAAAGGTCTTGAACTATGTCTTATCAATGAATGTTCACAGACTCTATAAGCTATATCTTCACGACTATCATAACCTATAAAAACAAAGTTAGTATTTTTATAATGCAAAGGTGTTACATTATCTATAGCATCATTTGTTCTAGCACTTATTAACATTGTATCATTATACTCCTTTTCGTTAGACATGTCAAACATTTTTATACTATTTCACATGCACCTGCAGTACATGCAAGTTCTTTTGAGGAAGTAGTATTATCTTCCTTTTCATAATTAGTTAAGTCCATCCAATTTATATTACGTGGAGTCTTAGCTAACCATTCTTTGTAGGTGCTTTCATTTACTTCTTGATATGGAGCTTGTTTATATGAGTGTTCAGAGTGAGGTAAAAAAGAAACACCACTCATAACATCAAAGTTTTTATATACCCAAGCACCCACTTCTAACCATTCTTCTTCTTTGACATAAACAGTTATAGAAGGTTTATGTTCACACCAATATAATTGATATGTTTTCCATATTTCTAATTGTTCAATAGCATTTTTACCATCTCTCATAACTGAACTTTTAGGTGACATCATAGGAAAATAAAATACTTTAGTATCATTAGGTTTCATTGCATCATCTTCACCATAAAAACCTTTATCTAACATCATATCACATAAAGGGTCTTTCTTATCTGCTCGTACAGTTCTAAGATAATAAGAGGAATAACGTGGATGTATACCTGAAGCTGAGTCAACTAATTGTGATACAGTTCCTGAAGGTTTGACACAAGTAATAGCAGTTGCTTGATTAACACCTAATATCTTTGACCATTTTTTATTTGTATTAATTGCATGTTCTTTTAAATTAGTTAACATATCTGTTAGAACTTGTTGATTAAATATACCTCCTGATAAAATATTATGGTCCATAATACCAGTTAATGATACACCTAATAATCTTTCCTCTTCAGTATTTTCTTTCCACTTTTTAGTAAGATATCTAAAGTTTGAAAGTGTAGATTGTATCGTTCCAAAAATTGTAGCTATCTCAACTTTTTCTTCTAATGTTTCTTCATCATCATCAGGTCTAATTACTACTTCAGATAAATTACAGAATTGTTTATTTCGTAAAACTATTTCTGAGCATGGATTAGTTCCAAAGTCATGTTCACCATCTCTTCTACCTGAACGTGTAGCCATCTTTTGTGAAGCAACCCTATTAAAGATACCACGTTCACCTGACTTAGAGTCATATAAAGATACCCACTCTTTCATGAATGTACCTATATCAGGTTTCTCAGTGTAAGCTACAGAGTTATTAGCATAACTTCTTTGTGGATTATTATCCCACCATTGTCCAGTCTTAGCATCTCTCATTCTAATGTCTGAAAGATTAGAGAGACTAATTAAAGCTGAACGTCTTACACCACCACATACAACTACGTCTGCAATCTTACATACAATGTCATGACACTCAAGTGAGTTTAGTTTTCTACCATTAGCTTTCTCAAAAGTTTCAATTGTAAATTTAAATAAATCTTCTAATGGTTGAGGACCACTTGCACGACCACCAAATGTTTTTAGTTTAGCACCTGCAGGTCTTACTAAAGATGTATCAAATAAAGGAACTTGTCCAGCATAAAGCATAGCAATAAGTTCACGATAAGATTTTGCCCAACCTATTTTACTATCTCTTACTTTAATAACAGTTTCAGTTTTATAAAACTTCTCTGCAATCTCAGGAAGTTTATCTACATATTGTCTTTCAACACTAAATCCTACACCTGTACCACACATAAGTATGTACATTATTTCATCAAAAGTTCTTACATTATCTATAGCAACATATGAACAATTAAATCCTGCAACATTATCCTTATCTAATGCAGGTCCTGCAGTCATTAATGCTCTCATTGAAGGCATAACTTGTAAGGTAAAGATAGCATTGTACCATCTCTTTTTTTCTTTGTCTTCTATTTTTTTAGAAGTAATTTGTTCATAACGATTAGCCATATAATCTACGTATCGTTGTACAGTTTCACTCCAAGTCTCTCTTCTGTTTTCTTTCTCTAACCATCTTGCATAACGAGAGATGGCAATGTAGTTTTGATATTCAGTTGGTAAAGTCATTTAGTCCCCTTTCTTTTTTTAATTTTAATTCTATCATAACTATCCCTATGTGTCAATATCGCATTGATATGACTTCTTATAAATGTAGTTCTTTTTGATGTTAATATCTCAAGAGCTACCTTTCTCATATAATTTGAGTCAACATCAGCTAACTCACAAATATATTCAAAATCTTCTTTCTTCTTTCCATACTTTGTAGTAAACCAAAGTATTGCTTCACGTTTATATTTAGAACTTTCCAAATCATTTGTATCTTTTTGTGTTGCATCAAGCAAAGCTTGTAATATAACTGCAAGAAATAATGTTCTTTCAGCAGTTGTACTACTGATAAAATAACTTTCAACTGTTTGGAAAAACTTATCATACTGTTGCATTATACCAATGGTTAGGTATACCATCACTTATCTTACAGTATTCAAAGTTGTGTTTTTCACACCACTTACCATAAGTCATGGTACCTCCTTTGTTTAATTTTTTATTTGGATTATCAAATGCAAATCTAATTAATATATTAGGGTTACATTTTCTAAAAAACAAATGTTTTTTTCTCATCTCTATTGTTAGTCTACCTTTCACTTCTATATAACTACCATTAGGTAATAAAAAATCAGGACAATAAGTTTTATTTTCAAACCATTCGTAACTATATTTATTAGGTTCATACTTAACTTTTATTTTTTTATCTTTAAAAAAATTATAAACTTTTTCTTCTGAACCACTTCTAAACTTCATATTAATTTCTCATATGTATATAATTTCTAATGTGTATGAACGTAAAAAAGAAAGACATAAGAAGCATAAAATAATTTGCTGATACATATGACCAACTTATCCATATCACATTTGAAATCATGCCATAAATAGGTGCATTATTATTCTTGTTTCCATAAATCCAAACAGTTATAACTGCTGACAAAGCAGCTAAGAACTGTAATATATCAACCAACATCATTTAACTCTACCTCATTTACATCAGGTTGTTTTACAACCTTGGTTAAGTATCTTGGTCCATTTGCATAGATAAATTTTCTAAGTCCCTTGCCCTCGTTAGAATCACTCCAACAATTAACTTTATAAGCACAGTAGGAACACCCAATATCAAGTTTACGATTACCACTAGACCCATCTGGAATATCAGTATAACATTTGCTAGGTATTTCATCACTGTTGACAACATCTTTAAGATGTAAGACCCTATCTTTCGCATTTATCATCTCCATATCATGGACAGGCATTACACATATCCTGCCACTCTGTTTATCAATTGCAAGAAAAGCTCCACCTTTTTTATCTTGTGCTTCAGCATAGGCTGATATCTGAGATACATAACCAAAGGGGTCATCTTTTAATAGTGAACGATTAGAAAATTTTTTAAATGAATAAGCACTAGCAGATTTACAATCTGTAACGACACCATCAATCTCACAATCTTGGTGTCCTAAAACTCCTTCAATCTCAAGTTCTTTTTGTTCATTCTTAACTTCATGACCTGCAGTTTTAGTCATTAATAAAAGTAACTCTTCAAGTATATGACCATAAGTAAACTTTATCTTTGCCCATGCAGGTAACTTTTCTTTTGTAATGTCTCTTGACTGATACCACACCTGTCTATCAGGTTTGCCAATCTGAGACATTCTTAAATTATTATTTTCAGAATGTTTGTTGAATAACGATAGTACACCTTCTTTAACTCTTTCAGCAAATACATCTAAATCTTTTTGACTAGGTTGTACACCTTCAGAAATAGAGTTGTATATATCTTCAACTAAAGTATCAATCTTTTTCATACGAAAAAATAGGGGTGAGTTATTAGCTACACCCCTATAATGTGGTTATTATTTAAAGTTATACAGGTATCTCTGCAAACTCTGTGGAAGTAGAAGTAACTACATTACCTTCAGGCACTTCTTTAAATGCACTTGCAGCAGAATTACTTCCCTCGTAAGGAATAAGATTTACCACCTGAACTGCTTGTAGGTCAGCACTCTTACCACTTCTGTTTGTTGGTTTATGATTCCACTCATAAGTTTTAAATAAAACATTTACAGTTGAACCATTACCAATCAAAGTATTTTGAAGAGGTCTTTTCATGTTATCCATGATGTCAGGTGCTCTGTTTAAACTACCATCTTTTCTTTTAGCTTTTCTTTTGATAGTAACAAAGTCTCCTCTTTCGTCTCCTTTGTTTTTAATTGATAGACCTTCAGATACTGCAGACTTTTTATTTTCTTCATCAACTGCAAGGTCAATTGAATAGACACCATCCTCATCAAACGTAGTGTTTGGTGTTACGACTGATGCCCAATAAGCTTTACCATTTAATACTGGCATATTTGCTCCTTCTTTGTTAAGTTATTATTGTTTCGTATTAACTACGAATATCTCAGTGTATATTATAAACTATAATAACACACCATGTCAACACATATTAAAAATAAATTTTAATTAATGTGTATCTGCCCAACTAGAGCCAGTTTTAAACTCAGCATCTAGTGGGCATTTAAGGTT